GTGGAAGTTGGTACAGTAACGGTACAGATAGGAGTCTGACATGGACGCAAAAACCGCAGTGCGCAAGCACGAAGCAAACCTGCACCCCGGTGCAAAGCCCACCAAGCTGCGTGCTGGTGGCAAGACCAACAGCGACATGCTGAAGATGGGACGCAACTTGGCCAAAGTGGCCAACCAGAAGTCTCCCGGCCGCAAGGGGGGCTGATATGGCAACGTACAACCAACCCAAAGCGGCCAAGCCCGCTGTGCTGCCCAAGACCGGGGCCGTGAAAGCGATGCAAGACACCAACGTGTCCGTGGCCAGTAACCACAGTAACGAGTACCCCGGTGTCAAAACCAGCGGTATCAAAATTCGTGGCACTGGTGCAGCCACCAAAGGCACGATGGCCCGTGGGCCCATGGCGTGAGGACTGAATGAACTACACCCAGTTGAAGGCGGCAATCATCGCCTACACAGACAACCAAGACACCGCTTTTGAGGCGGAGGTTCCGTTGTTTGTGAAGCAGGCTGAGCAGCGCATCTTCAACATGGTGCAGTTCCCCTCGCTGCGCAAAAACGTGACCGGCTCAACCACCAGCGCCAACAAGTATCTGGCGTGCCCGGCTGACTTCCTGTCGGTGTACTCGATCGCGGTTGTGGACAACGCCACGGGCGCGTACGAGTACCTGCTCAACAAAGATGTCAACTTCATCCGACAGGCGTACCCCGTTCCATCTAGCGTGGGGTTCCCAAAGTACTACGCGCTGTTTGGTCCGCAGTCCAGTGACATCAACGAGCTGACGTTTATCTTGGGCCCCACACCAAACGCCACGTATGTGGTGGAGCTTCACTACTTCTTCTACCCCCCGTCAATTGTTGACGCGGGCACTTCGTGGCTGGGTGACAACCTTGACAGCGTGCTGCTGTACGGCGCGTTGGTTGAGGCATACACGTACATGAAGGGTGAGGCCGACATGATGGCGTTGTACGACGGCAAGTTCAAGGAAGCGCTTGGTTTGGCCAAGCGTCTGGGGGATGGGCTGGAGCGTTCGGACGCTTACAGAAGCGGCCAATTCCGCGTAGCGCCCCTACCTCAAAACAACGGGGTGACCTGATATGGCAATTCTTCAAACCGCAACCACGTCGTTCAAGGTCGAGCTGCCGCAAGGCATCCACAACTTTGGCCCCACATCGCCCGATACGTTCAAGATCGCGCTGTACACAGCGGCTGCCGACCTTGGCTACGCCACTGCGGCGTACACCACGACGGGCGAGGTCGTTGGCGCAGGCTACACGGCTGGCGGCAACACGTTGGTCATCACGGTAACTCCGGTGGCAGCCAACAACGGCAGTGGCACCCCAACGGCCTTTTTCAGCTTCGCCAACTCTTCTTGGACCAGCGCCACCTTTACGGCGCGCGCAGCCTTGATCTACAACAGCACCGAGGGCAATAAGTCCGTGGCTGTTCTGGACTTTGGCGCGGACAAGACCGTGAGCAACGACACCTTCCAAATCATTTTTCCAACTGCCGATGCCAACAGCGCCATTGTGCGCATCTCGTAAGGACATATCATGAGTACAGAACAAAGCAAAGCCCAAGACGTCCTGACCGCGTCGTCAATTTTGCGTCCTACCGGGGCCGACAGTGCTCGTGCCGGGGGCGTCTACTCCGTGGAGTGCCGCGACGCTTCGGGCAACCTGAAGTGGGCTGACACCTTCCACAACCTTGTGGTCAACGAAGGCCTACAGGACATGAACAGCAAGTACTTTGCTGGCTCTGGCTACACGGCCGCTTGGTTCTTGGGGCTCGTAACAGGCCCCGGCTCCGGCACAACCTTCGCCGCTGCTGATACGCTGGCCTCGCACGCAGGCTGGACAGAAAACACCAACTACACAGGCAACCGCAAGGCTGTCACGTTTGGCACGGCCACGACTGCTGACCCATCGGTGATCAGCAACTCTGCAGCACCTTCGGTGTTTACCATGAACGCCAGCGCGCAAACTATTGCAGGCGCGTTCCTATGCAGCGTCAACTCGGGCACTTCTGGCATTTTGTTTTCTGCTGGCGACTTTACCGGCGGCGACAAGATCGTGGACAGCGGTGACACTCTGAGCGTAACGTACCAGTTCTCGCTTGACGCAGCCTGATAAGGTAGCGTGGTGTTTGGTGATGTCACGTTTGCCCAAGCACCTTTTGCTTCTTTAGGGGGCAGGGCGGTGTTCGCTTCTTTGGCAGACACCGCAGCAGCCACAGATTTGGTAAGCACGGTCAGCACTCGCGGCGGTCTTGCATTTGAGGCAGCGGCTGCCGCAGAAACGCAGGCAGTCATTGCCGCGCTGTTGGCAACACAAAGCGAAACCGCTACGAGTTCTGAGACAGTGGCAGCCCGGACTGACACGGTTGCAACCGTTTCGGAGTTGGCAGCAGCGCTTGATGCTCCAGCAGCCTTGTCGGCGGTGTTTGCTGCAGTTGCTGAAGGTGCCTCCACCAGCGATGTGGTCTCTGCTTTGGCGGCGGCAATTGCGTCTATCAGCGAATCGGCAGTTGTTTTTTCTGAAGAGTTTTCCGCGAACAACTTTTTCGCCGCGCTAGTTGCCGAAGGGGCAACGGCTACTGACGCCTCTACTGCGGCCGGTAGCTTTTTGGCGGCGTTGGCAGAGCAGGCCAACGCGGCAGCGGTGTTCTCAAGCCAAGCGGCGGCAGTTGCAGCAATTACAGAAGCTGCGCAGGTCAACAGCACGTTCACAGCCACCTCCGCCACTTTTGCTTCAGTTGCAGAGCTGGTGACAGCGCTCGACCAGTCAAACGCATCTCGGGCCCTTATAGCGGCTGTTGCGGAGGCTGCTGCGGCGCTTGATTCAGCGGCTGCGCAAGTGCAGGCCATCGGGGTTATTTCAGAAGCCGCGTCTGCGGCAGACCTACTTTCCGTGCTGCGTGTCGCCAACGTCTCGGTGACAGGTGTGCAGCTGTTCATCTCGATTGGCGGGGCTTTGGTTTGGGCGGTCATTGATGACACGCAGAACCCCGATTGGCAAAATATTGTAAACACCCAAGGTAGTGGATGGACTGAGGTCAACGACGCTCAGTCTCCCGGCTGGACTCAACTACCGTCGTAAGGACTCAAAATGGCACTGGTACTCAAAGATCGCGTCAAGGAAACGACCACAACAACGGGCACTGGCACGGTGACGTTGGCTGGCGCAGCCGCAGGGTTCCAGTCGTTTGCTGCTGTTGGTGATGGCAACCAGACCTTCTACGCCATCGCGGACGCAACATCTGGCGATTGGGAGGTAGGTGTTGGAACCTATACAGCCTCGGGCACAACCCTGTCCCGGACCACGGTGGTGTCGTCCAGCAATGCTGGCTCGCTGGTGAACTTTGGCGCTGGCTCCAAGGACGTGTTTGTCACATACCCATCGTCGCGTGCGGTGTATCTGGACGCAGCGGGCTCTGCCGTCACAACGCTGGACATCGGGACTCTGGGCACCAGCACGGCCAACATCACTACGGCCAACATCACGGCGGGCACTGTCGCCACGGCCCCGGTCAACAACACGGACATTGTCAACAAAGAATACGCTGACGCCATTGCATCGGGCATTCACTTCCATGAAGCGGTGGCCTTGGCCACCACGGCCGCTCTGCCAGCAAACACGTACAACAACGGCACAGCCGGAGTTGGGGCAACGCTCACAGGCAATACCAACGGCGCTCTGTCGGTAGACTCGACCCTGACTATTGTTGCAGAACGGATACTGGTCAAGAACGAAGTGGCCGGAGCCAATAACGGCGTCTACGTTGTCACGCAGGTCGGTTCTGCTGGAACGCCATACATCCTGACCCGCTCAACAGACATGGATTCTGTTGGAACCGGGGTTGACCAGATTGACGAGGGTGACTTCTTCTTGGTGACCAGCGGCACGGCCAACGTCAACACTGCTTGGGTACAGCAGACACCACCTCCGATCACCATCGGCACAACCGCGATTGTGTTCCAGCAGTTCTCTGCGCCGATCACCTATACGGCAGGCACGGGCCTGAGCGAGTCACCTTCCTACACGTTCAACATCGACAACATCGGCACTGCGGGCACGTACGGCTCCGCGTCCTCTGTCCCGGTGATCACCACCAACGCACAGGGCCAAGTCACAGGTGTCACGCCCACGGCTATCGCCATCTCGGGCGCAGCGGTCTCGGGCAACATCTCTGGCCAAGCTGGCTCGGTGGCCAACGCACTGACGGCTGGGAGCTTCCTGACCTCTGGCGGCACGTTTGATGGCTCTGCAGCTCGCACCTTTGCCGTGGATGCCACGGACGCCAATACAGCATCCAAGGTTGTAGCGCGTGACGCCTCGGGCAACTTCAGCGCAGGGACCATCACGGCCACTTTGTCTGGCGCAGCAACGAGCGCGACCACAGCGACCAACCTTGCAGGTGGCGCGGCCAACCGGATCGCGTACCAGACCAGCGCGGGCATCTCGGCTTTCATCACCGCCCCAACAGCCTCCAACCAAGTCTTGAATTGGAACGGCTCTGCGTTCACATGGAGTGCTGGCACGATCTCGGGCGTGGCCTTGGGCAGCAACTTGAACACCCTGACGTTCGGCACCTACCTGACCGGCACGAGTTACAACGGCTCCGGCGCAGTCACGCTGGCCACAAACGCAACAAACACAAACACCGCTTCGACCATCGTTGCTCGGGATGCCTCCGGCAACTTTAGTGCAAACGTGATTACTGCGGCTTTGAGTGGCAACGCCACCACAGCCACCACAGCGGCCAACGTCAACAACGGCACGCTCACAATGAACGTGTCGGGCACGGGCCTGTCAGGTTCGCAGACTTTCACGGCCAACCAGTCCGCTGCCGCTACGTTCACCGTTACCAGCAACGCAACAAACACAAACACCGCCAATGCGATTGTTGCTCGGGATGGCTCGGGTAACTTCAGTGCTGGCACGATCACTGCTGCCTTGAATGGCAACGCATCGACAGCCACCACAGCGGCCAACGTCAACAACGGCACGCTTACAATGAACGTGTCGGGCACTGGCCTGTCGGGTTCACAGACTTTCGCTGCCAACCAAGCAGGGAATGCGACGTTCACCGTCACATCCAACGCGACAAGCGCCAACACCACCAACGCAATCGTGGCGCGTGACAGCAACGGCGACTTTCAGACAGGGAGCATAAACACCACGCGAGCCTTGACAGATGTCTCTGGCGGTAATGCTTCATTGCGAGTGGTCAGTCCCGGGGGAGCGGCTTTTTACACCAGCGGCGGTAACGGCGCAATTCAAATCCAGTTGCCTGCAGCGGCCACCAATTCAATGTTTCGGATGACCATCACCGTCTGGACATATGACGGACAGTCGTTTGACATTCGTTGCGGGGCGTACATCTACGGTGGCGGTATTGCAAACCAGTTTGCATACATGCTGACAGGCAGCCGCGCAGCGTTAAATACGCGGTGGGGTTGGGATGGTACTCGACACTCTTTCTTTATCGGAAACATCGGTGACTATTGGAATTTCCCGGTTGTCTCTGTCACAGACGTGCAGGCGGGCTACTCAAACTATGCGGCCAGCAATTGGCAATCAGGCTGGGTTGCGCAGCTAAACAACAGCAGTTACGGAACGGTGCTTGCTGGCCCCACCCTCACATCGCTGCTTGCAAGCACTGCGACCACCGCAACAAACTTGGCTGGCGGCAGCGCGGGCACAATCCCGTACCAATCGGCTGCGGGCACAACCGTACAGTTGGCAGCAGGTTCTTCTGGCCAGTTTTTGCGCTCCAACGGCGCTGCAGCGCCATCGTGGGTAGCAGCGCCTACTACGACACCTGCGGGCAGCAGCCAACAAATTCAGTTTAACAACGGCGGCACGTTTGGCGCTTCGTCCAACTTGCTTTGGGACGGGACAAAAATCATTGTTGGAAGTACGTGGCTTTGGCAACCAGTTAACTTCACCAACGTGGCCGTGGGAAACGCCACACTAAACTCTTTTTCTTTGTCCGGCAGTAATAACACTGCTGTCGGCTCCGGCGTTTTGAGCGCGGTCACCAGCGGTGCGGGAAACACAGCTGTGGGTCGGAGCGCAGGGCAGCTTATTTCCTCGGGCAGTTTTAACACGGCCGTGGGGTCTGACTCCTTGATTGCTTGTACTACAGGGTCCCGAAACATAGCCATGGGGAACAACACCTTGCGGACTTGCGTGGGGTCAGGTTCAAACGTAGCCATTGGGCACGACGCCCTGTACAACCTTTCCCCCTCCGGGACACCGTCTAACGGCGAAAACGTGGCGGTTGGCTTCCAAGCAGGGTACAGCGGGACTAGCGCCGCAGGCGGCGTTCTTTTAGGCATGTACGCTGGGTACAGCATAACGACAGGCAACCGTAACATCTGTCTGGGCCAGTATGCGGGCTTTTCCATGTCTACAGGTTCTGGCAACGTAGCTATCGGCGGTCTGAATGCTGCCGGGGGCAACAACCCAGTATTTAACATTACGACGCAAAGCAACTACATCAGCATGGGTACGGGGGCGATTACAAACGCCTACGTGCAGGTTGCGTGGACTGTAGTGTCAGATGCCCGAGACAAAACGGACTTTGCCCCGGTTCCGCACGGCTTGGATTTTGTAACAAAACTCAAGCCCACTGCATACCGCTTCAAAGAGTCGCGTGATGCAACCGAAGGCCACGGCCCGCTGCGGTACGGTTTCAAAGCGCAGGACATCCTTGAGCTTGAAGGGGACAACCCGGTGGTCATTGACGCGGGGACTCCAGAGAAGTTGTACTTCAACGACCAGAACTTGCTGGCCATTTTGGCTAAAGCCATTCAAGAGCAGCAAGTTATCATCGACCAGCTCAAGGCGGACGTCGCCGCATTAAAAGGAAACTGACATGTCCAGCACATTCTCCAACCTCAAGTTCGAGCTGATCGGCAACGGTGAGCAGTCAGGCGTCTGGGGCACCACGACCAACGCCAACATTGGAACCGCCATCGAGCAGGCCATCGTGGGCATGGCCACTCTGGAAGCCGCAGACTTCACGGCCAACGTGGCAACCCTGACGCTGTCCAACACCAACGCTGCGCAGGATGCCCGGGCTCTGTGCTTGAACATCGACGCTGGCGCGGTGTCGGCTGCAGGCACGGTGAATGTTCCCGCCATTCAGAAGCCATACCTGATCATCAACGGATCGAGCTACACGGTGACGGTCAAGGTGTCTGGCCAAACTGGGGTGGCAGTCCCTGCTGGCACGCGCACAGTGGTGTACAACAACGGCACGGACGTTGGGGCTCAGGTCACGTTCCTGACCTCGCTGGCGCTGAGCACAGCACTGCCCATCACATCTGGGGGCACGGGTTCTACCACAGCAGCAAACGCACGCACAGCGCTGTCGGCGCAAGAGACGTTGGTGTCCGGCACAAACATCAAAACCATCAACAGCACCAGCCTGCTGGGGTCTGGCAACATTTCGACAACGCCCGCAGTGGCCACACCTTCAGCGGTGGGCACCGTGTACGGCAAGCAAGACACTTCGGGTGGGTACCAAGCGTTTGGCTATCTGGCGCTGAACGGTGTTACTTCGGGCACGTTCAACACTGCTGTTGGCCAGCAATCAATGCAAAACCTAACCACGGCCAGCGGTAACACCGCTATTGGGCATCAAGCAGCGTTTAACGGTAACGGTAGCTCGAACACCGCCGTTGGTTACCAAGTGCTGTGGTCCAGCACCTCTGCTCCGCAGAACACCGCTGGCGGCTACGCGTCGATGTTCACAGCCACCACTGCCGGATACAACACAGCATGGGGTTTCCAATCGTTGTACTCCATCACGGAAGGCAACAGCAACGTCGCCATTGGGTACGACGCAATGTACACGGGCACCACAGCATCCAACAACACGGCAATCGGCCGTGCGTCAATGCGTGCGGTCACAACGGGTGCGGGCAACATTGCCGTTGGGGGTTTAACCAGTGGGTCGGCTATCTCGCCGGTCTTTGCCATCACCAACCAGAACGATCGCATCAGCATGGGCACCACTGCGGTGACCAACGCCTATGTGCAAGTTGCGTGGACTGTTGTCTCTGACGCACGGGACAAAACAGACTTTGCTCCGGTCCCGCACGGCTTGGCTTTCGTGCTTGGTCTCAAGCCCACAGCCTACCGCTACAAGATCGACCGTGAAGCAACCGAAGGCCACGGCCCGCTGCGTTACGGTTTCAAGGCACAGGAAGTATTGGCGCTGGAAGGCGACACCCCTGTTATTGTCGATGCCGAAGACGACGAGAAGTTGCGCTTCAACGACCAGTCACTCATCCCCGTGCTGGTTCAAGCCATCCAAGAACTTAAAGCCGAGTTCGACGCGTACAAGCTTTCCCACCCATAAGGAGTAGCCATGAGAATACTTGCCATCCTCTGCGCCCTGTCTTTGACAGGCTGCGCCACCGCCGAGTACCAAGCATACGCTGACGCGCACAAGGCCCAAGCAGCGGCCCAGACAGCCCGGTATCAGGCTCTTGCTGACATCGCTCGGCAAGGTGACACCACGGCCAAAGTTGCTGCTGTCATGTCTTTGCAGATGGGCAGCGCCCAACAGAACACGCAGATCAATGCACCCAAGAGCTGGGCTGACTACGCCCTGCAGTGGACGGGCCTGTTGCTGCCAACCTTTGGGCAAATCTACAGCGTCAACAAGCAGACCCGCTTGGGTATGCGCCAGTCCGATAACGCCACGGCTCTGGGCATCAGCACCAACGCAGCGTTTGTTGGCATCGCCTCGCAGATTCAAGCGCCAGCGGCCAACGTGACAACCATCGGCGGCAATGGTGTAATTGGCGCAGGTTCGTACAGCATAGGAGCAAACAGTGGGTCAAACTCTGGCAACAGTGGTCGCCTTGCTGGTGGCGGCATTACTGACAATACGGCTACTCCAACTGTGGTGACCAGCACCAACACCACAACGACCAACACAACCACACCCGCCACGGTGCCATGAAAGACTGGGCCGTAGCATTCTGTGCAGCGGCCCTTCTTGTTGGGCTGGCGGTGTGGTGCTCCCGCGTTTTAATCTGGAGTTTTTATGGATGAACAAAATTTAAAGCACGAGTTGGCCGTGATCAAAGCTCAGGCGCAGGTTGAGTTGAACAGGCTGCACGCCGAGAACTCAGCCAAGGAAGTCGCGGGCAAGGCTATCGGTGAGGGGGGGCTGTTCTACATCACCCTGATCATCACCATCGGGGTGGGCGCTTCCATTGTGCTGGACAACGACAAGATTGCTGCGGTGATGGGCTTGTTGGGCGCTGCTCTCACGGCTTTGATCTCCATGCTCAACGGCATAGCGGGCACAGCACCCAAGCAGGAAAAGCCCGAGTTTGAGGTCATCAAGAACCTGATCGACAAGCTGGATCGTCTGGACCGCAAAGAGCCTCCGATGCGGGTTACTGTGGAAGGCGACAAGGTAACGGTTGCCAAGGGCGACGACTCAATCACCACATCCAAAGGAGCTTGATATGTTTCCATTGACAGCACTGCTTGAGGTGGGCGGCAAGCTCATCGACAAACTTATTCCCGATCCCGAGGCCAAGGCTAAGGCGCAGCTTGATCTGGCCAAGATGGCGCAAGACGGTGAGCTGGCCAAGATGGCCAACGACACCAAGCTGTTCGAGATTGAGCAGACATCCATCACCGAGCGCTGGCGTTCCGACATGGGTAGCGACTCGTGGCTGTCCAAGAACATCCGGCCCATGGCGCTGATTGCCATCTTCGTGGCCTATTTCGTGTTCACCATGATGTCTGCCTACGGGTACAACGCACAGGAGTCCTACGTGCAACTGTTGGGCCAGTGGGGGCAGATCATTTTCTTGGCCTACTTCGGTGGCCGGACAGTTGAGAAACTTGCAGACATGCGGGGTAAAAAATGAAAGACAACTTTGACGCAGCACTCAAAGCCATCCTCCACCACGAAGGCGGGTTTGTGAACCACCCCGCAGACCCGGGCGGCATGACCAACCTTGGCGTGACCAAGAAGGTCTGGGAGGAGTGGGTCGGCCACGAGGTTGACGAAAAGGCCATGCGCGCCCTGACACCCGAGTTGGTCGGCCCGATGTACAAGGCCAAGTACTGGGACAAGATCAAGGGCGACGACCTGCCTGCGGGTGTGGACTACGCCGTCTTTGATGCTGCCGTGAACAGTGGCCCGGGCCGCGCGGCCAAGTGGCTGCAGTCGTGTGTCGGCGTCGAGCCTGATGGCGGTATTGGCCCCAAGACGCTGGCCGCTGTGGACGGGTTTGATGCGGCGGTGCTGGTCGAAGACTACGCCAAGCGCCGCCTGTCGTTCTTGATGGACTTGCAACACTGGGGTACATTTGGCAAAGGCTGGAGCCGCCGTGTGGCGGAAGTCCAAGACACAGCCTCATCCATGACCGCATGAGGTAAACAATGCCGCTTCAGAAGATACTGTTCAAGCCGGGGGTCAACCGGGAAAACACCCGTTACACCACCGAAGGCGGGTGGTACGAGTGCGACAAAATCCGGTTCCGTCAGGGTAATCCCGAGAAAATTGGCGGCTGGACGCGTTTCAGCGCGTTCACGTATCTGGGCGTTTGCCGGTCGTTGTGGAACTGGATCACCCTTGGCGGGGCCAACCTGTTGGGCGTGGGCACCAACTTGAAGTTCTACATCAATTTGGGTGGGCAGTACTACGACATCACGCCGCTGCGAGGCTCGCCCACCATCAACAACAACCCGTTTGTGGCCACACTGGGCTCCAGCGTCATCACAGTCACGGATACCGCGCACGGCTGCCTCACCGGGGACTTCGTGACCTTCAGCGGTGCTGTGGGCCTTGGCGGCAACATCACGGCGGGCGTGCTGAACGCAGAGCACCAAGTCACCGTAGTGGATGCCAACACCTACACCATCACCGTCTCGGCCACGGCCAACGCCACAGACGTGTCGGGCTCTCCCGGCGGCGGCGCGGCCGTTGTTGCGGCGTACCAGCTCAACACAGGCCCCGAGTACGAAGTGCCGCTGGTTGGGTGGGGCGCAGGCGGGTGGGGCACAGGCGGGTGGGGCACTGGCACGTCGGACCCGATCCCGTTGCAGTTGTGGAGCCAGTTCAATTTTGGCGAGGATTTGATCTTCGGGCCGCGCGGCGGCGGCGTTTACTACTGGGACGCATCGGCGGGGGTTACTGTCCGGGGAGTCAACCTGACGGTGTCAGGAGACGCAGACACGCCACTGTTTCAGAACCACCTTTTGGTGTCGGACGCTTCTCGTTTTGTGATCGTCTTTGGCACCAACGACTACGGCGCGTCAACGATTGACCCCATGCTGATCCGTTGGTCGGAGCAGGAGGACCCTTTTACGTGGACCCCCGCCATTACCAACCAAGCGGGCAGCGTACGTCTGTCGCACGGTTCGAAGATCGTCACGGCCATCCAGACCCGGCAGGAGATTGTCACGTTCACCGATCAGGCGCTGTACTCCCTCCAATACCTTGGGCCACCCTTTGTGTGGGGCACGCAGTTGCTCGGAGACAACATTTCAATCATGGGCCCCAGCGCCGTGGCGCTGGCTTCCGGCGTGGTGTACTGGATGGGTGTGGACAAGTTCTACATGTACGATGGCCGGGTGCAGACGCTCAACTGCGACTTGCGCCGCTACGTGTTTGAGGACTTCAACCAAGACCAAGCCGCGCAGGTGTTTTCGGGCACCAATGAGGGTTTTAACGAGGTCTGGTGGTTCTACTGCTCCGCAGGGTCCACCGTGGTGGACAAGTACGTCATCTACAACTACCTCGAAAAAATCTGGTACTACGGCACGCTGGGGCGCACCGCATGGCTGGACACGGGCCTGCAGCCATACCCGATTGCTGCGACGTACATCAACAACATTGTCAACCACGAGAGTGGGGTTGATGATAGCTCCACAGCTACACCTGCACCAATTGCGGCCAACATCTCGTCCTCCGAGTTTGACATTGGGGACGGCCACAATTTTGGGTTTGTCTGGCGGGTGCTCCCGGACTTGACGTTTGGCGGGTCCGCAGCTTCCCCCACGCCGCAGGTCACGATGACGCTGCAGGGGCTCACAAACTCGGGCTCGGGGGTCACAGCGTCTGCTGGCCAGAACGTAATCAAGGGCAGCACCTACGTGATCACAGAGGAGTTCACCGGGCAGATTTACACCCGCGTGCGTGGACGCCAGATGATCTTCAAGATCGACTCAAACCAAGTGGGCACGACGTGGCAGCTTGGTGCACCCCGGATTGATATTCGGGCTGACGGGAGACGTTGACAATGGCCCAACTGAACACGACCCCGCCCAACCTGCCGCTGGCACCCGAGGAATACAATCGTCAATACATGGACAGGCTGGCCAATGTGCTGCGCCTGTTCTTCAACCAGCTTACTTCCCCGGGCCCGATGGCCGGGTCTACCCAACGCACGCCCACCACGGTAATATCAGGACTGAATTTTGCAAGGCCTGATCCCACTACCCCCGGGGCATTTGTGGTCGACCTGCCAAGCGACGCGGAGTACGCTGACCTTCGTGTAGGGGCGGTCTACTACGACAGCGCAACCCAAGTTTTGAAAATAAAGGTTTGACATGAGCCTACATGCCCTTGCCCAAGATATGGCCACCAAAGGTCGCAACGGCGACTCTATGCTGGTGCACATGGCCCCCAGCGAAGTTCGAGGTCTTCACGCGCTTGCGCTGGCGCACGGAGAGAACGTCACGATCAACCCTTTGACGGGGCTGCCGGAGATGTTCTCCCTCAAGAAAATCCTGAAAGCCGCGCTCCCAGCCATTGCTGGTTTTGCGTTGGGCCCCGCCGGGTTTGGGCTGATGTCGTCCGCTATGGCAGGTTTGACTGTAGGCGGCGTCACTGCGCTGTCCAGCGGCAGCTTGTCCAAAGGTTTGATGGCAGGCCTCGGCGCGTACGGCGGGGCGCAACTCAGCGCAGGTGTTGCGGGTGCAGGGGCCGGTGCGGCACAACAGGCGGCAATTTCAGGTCTGGGTGAAGGAGCTTCGCAGGCGGCTATGAACGAAGCTGCCGCTGCCGCGACCAAAAACTATCTGGGTATGGAAGGTGCCACAGCAGCACTGGGCGCAGGCGAGCGCTTTATGCAGGGTATTGGGGCAGTGGCCAAAGACCCATCGGCTTTTGCGCAAGGCATGGGCGGGCTTGGCAAAACACTGCAAGCAGGGATGATGGCGGCATCACCTGTGCTTGCCGATCAAGCTGTCGAAACGGCCACCAGTATGCCCGGCTACACGCCAAGTACAGCGTACTACCGCCCCTACGAATTTGACCCCGAAACAAAAGGGCTCAAGTCACTGGGCTCCGTTGAGGCCAAGGGTCTGGCAGGTGGCGGCGTGGTTGCGTTTGCGGATGGCGGCATAAACAATGCGCTCACGTACGACACCCAAGAAAAGATGCGGGCGAACATGGCCCGTGGCGTGCCGACCGAAGCGCTTTTTGATTTTGACAAGGCTGGCTTGGGAGCTAGTTGGCGGAACATTGTTGCCAACGACCCGGCCAAAGCGCAACAACTTCAGACACAACTTGGGTGGGGCGGTAACTACCAGTCCAATGCCCTTCAAACAGTGGCGTCAGGGCTTGGGTCGCTGCCCGCAGCCACAGCACCAAAAACAGCAAGCGGCGGCATAAGCGACATTGTTTACCGACCACTGAGCGAAGTGAACGAGAGTGCCCGCGCACAAGGCATCGGCCGCAACGCTGTCAACGACCGCGCGCAGGGGTTGGAACGCGTGTTGTTGGATAAAGGGCTAATGGACGCGTTCAACCAGTATGGCGCAAGCGTCAATTTAAGCAGCGACCCGCTTCGCAGTATTTCCGGCGGCAGTAAGTACGACGAGAAAATAAACGCGTCTGGCATAGCAACGGACCCCAATTTGCAAAAATACTGGATGAATGCCATTGCAACGGATGCGTCTGAACAAGAACGGCAAGCATCGGCCCGACAGTTGCTTGACAGGCTGAGTGCCTTGAAAGGCACCGCCGGATCAGCCGCAGCGCCGACAACAGCCATGCCGTTTACGCCGACAACACCCCCTGAGATCACATCGACTGAAGCGGGCAGGCCAACGACCACCATCACGCCGTCTACGTACAGTGTGCGCGGAGAGCAGATTGCACCCCTGACACCAACCACACCGCCAGCAATCACATCGACGATGGCTGCTCGCCCTGTGGCGTCCATCACGCCTTCGCAACTCTACACGCAGCAAGCTGCGGCGGTGCCACTGACTTCAACTGCGCCCCCAGCGATCACAGCAACGGCTGCGCCAACAATGCCCTCTATGCCCGTTGGTGGTGGCGGGTCGGCTGGCGCGGCAGCAATACGTCCGTTCGATTACCAGAACACGCCAATTACGCGTCTGCCTGAATCTCGGCTGATTGCCGCTGAAGACGCAATGACAGGCGAGTCGTTGGCCGCGTACCAAAGATTGATTGGGCGCGGAGCGCAATCGCAAGCTTCTGCGCCGCAAGTAAACGCTTCAACAATCAACCCGTCTGCTTTTGCAAATTACCGCAACACTTCCGGTAGTGCTGCTGCACCAAGCACAAACCCGCTTAAATCCGCTACAGCCGCTACAGGCGTTTCAAGCGCTACTGTAGGCGCGGACGGAACTATTTACGAAAAGAGCGCCGACGGCGCGCACACGTACACGTACCAAGTCAGCGCGAACGTACCGCCGACGGACTCCATGGGACGACCTATTTCTCCCGGCCCCGGCAAAGAATGGTACTGGGATGGTGCGTTCCAGCGAGTGCGCGACATTCAAGCGAACAACAACGACGCTGGCGGATACGCCCAAGGCGGCTTTATTCCCGGCTACGCGCTTGGCGGTCAGGCGGAGTACAACCTTGGCGGGTACTCTGATGGCGGACGTTTGCTTCGCGGGCCCGGTGACGGCGTGTCTGACAGCATCCCTGCGACAATTGGCGACAAACAGCCTGCACGCCTTGCAGACGGCGAGTTTGTGGTGCCAGCGCGTATTGTTTCGGAACTGGGCAACGGCTCAACCGAGTCGGGAGCACGCAAGCTGTACACCATGATGGATCGGGTGCAGCGTGCCCGAGGCCAAACCACTGGCGCAAACAGCGTAGCGACAAACAGCCGCGCAGATCAATACCTCCCCGCTTAAGGAAACGACATGGCTGAACCGCAAATCGTTCAACAAACGCAGACCACAATCCCCGACTACGCCAAGCGGTATGTCGAGGACTTGCTTGGCCAAGGCGCAGCAAGCATCTACCGCACCGAAGGCGTTGACGCTCAAGGGATGCCCATCATCAAGGGGTTTCAACCTTATCGGCCGTATCAAGGCGAGCGAGTAGCACAATTCACACCGTTGCAGCGGCAGTCGTATGACGCTGCTGGCCAGCTGCGCGTGCCCGAGCAAATGTACGATGCTTCGCAGATTACAAAGTTGGCTGCCACACGCGCAGGCCAGAGCGCGTACAACCCGACAAACTACCAAGCGGGGATGGCTACCGCACCCCAGTTGGAACGCTTTCAGATGGGGCCTGCTCAGCAAGTCTACTCTCGGGAGAACATCGCTCCCACGATGAGTGGCGCGCAGATGGACTACGACCCGATGCTGCGCAACTACCAGATGGGTGCCGCCCCAAGCGTCACTGCTGACCGTGTTGGTACACCTACGATGACTGCCGCACGGATGCAGTTTGACCCCAACCTGCGCAACTACCAGATGGGCCCTGCGCAAGATGTGCGCACACAGTCCTTTGCTCAGCCCGGCGCGGCGGGCGCATACATGTCCCCGTACATGCAAAACGTCGTGGACATTCAACAGCGCGAAGCGCAGCGCCAAGCAGGTATTGCCGCCACGCAACGCGGGGCGAAGTTTGCTGGCGCAGGCGCTTTTGGTGGCGCACGTCAGGCAATTGAAAACGCTGAAGCACAGCGTAACCTGTCCACACAAATGGGCGACATTCAAGCGACCGGGCTGCAGAGCGCGTATCAACAAGCGCAGCAGCAATTCAACGCAGATCAGGCGCGGGCGCTTGCAGCAAATCAAGCCAATCAGCAGGCGGGCTTAACCGTTGGTGGACAAAATCTTCAGTCGCTCTTGAGCACACAACAGCTGGGCACGCAGACCGGTTTGCAGTCCGCTTTGGCCAATTTAAACACGGAGCAGCAAGCAGGTGTTCAGAACATGGCCGCGTACCTTCAAGCAGGCGGTATGAACCAGCAAGCCGCGTTACAGGCGGCGTTGGCCAACCAGCAAGCAAGTCTGACGGTAGGTCGTGAAAATTTAGGTGCACTCCAGAACACGCAACAACTCGGCGCAAACATCGGCATGCAAACCGGGCTGGCCAACCTAAACAACGCCCAACAAGCGGGCGTTCAAAACATGGCGGCATACTTGCAGACGCAAGGCATGAATTCGCAGCAAGCAATGCAGGCTGCTCTGGCCAACCAAGCAGCAGGGATGAATGTTGGTCAACAGAACTTGCAGGCGTTGCAAAACACGCAGCTGTTGGGCGCACAGAACAGCATGCAAGCGCAGTTGGCCAACCAACAAGCGATGCAGAACGCCGCTCAGTTGCGTGAGCAGTCGGCGCAGTACGGCGCGGGTTTTGGGTTGCAAAGTTTGCAAGCAGCTATGCAAGGGGCGGGGCAGCTGGGGCAGCTCGGCCAAAACATATCCAACATAAACATGGGCAACATCGGCTTGCAAAACCAGTTCGGTACGCAGCAGCAAGGGGCCATTCAGTCCGGTCTGAACAACCAGTACCAAGACTACCTGAACCAAGAAAACTTGCCGTACAGGCAGATGGGATTCATGTCGGACATGCTGCGCGGTACTGCCGGTTTGGGGCAGTCGAGCCTGTACCAGTACCAGCAACCCGCTTCAACAACCAACCAGCTAGTGGGGCTTGGTGCAGCAGCGTTAGGCGCTTTTGGGAGTGGCAGCGCTTTTGGGAAAAAAGCAGGCGGAGTTGTAGGCTCCGGTCTGGCCGATCTGGCAATTGCCAACATGGCGTAAGGAATCAACATGCTCGGACTCAACGTCAACAAACTCACATCCATGCTGTCCAAGCTGGCAGACAACGCGCTGCAGAGCTATGCCTCAATGCACAAGAGCAACCCGTACGTGCTCTCGCTCGCAGTGGCCGAAGCAAACCGTCGCAAAGAGCTTCGTGCTTCGGGCCAGATGCGAGGTGCGGGACAGCCGCAGCCAAAAGTGGCCGATGTGGCCATTGCAAACATGGCTTCGTCACCCGAAGAGCAAGGCTATGGCGGATTACCTGAACAGCAAGGTATTGGTGCCCTGCCTGCCCGAAACATGCAAGGCATGGCAGACGGTGGCATTGTTGGCTACGACGACCAAGAACCTGTGCAGATGATGGCCAAGGGCGGTAGAGCAAACATCTACGGCGACGGCATGTCGATGTTTGACAGCGCGTTGGATCAAGAAAAAATAACGAACCCTGCTGAACGTGCGTTCCTAAAGGCCATTCACTTCCAAGAGTCCAGTGGCAAGAAGACCGCCAAGACTTCTAATCGAGATGCGCACGGTGCTATGCAGGTGCTGCCCTCCACGTTTAAATCGGTGGCTGATCCGGGCATGGACATCAACAACCCGATTGACAACATGCGTGCGGGAATTCGCTATGGCCGACAAGGCTTCCGCGCTGCTGGCGGCGACCCCGTATTGGCCGGAGCGTTTTACTACGGCGGTCCCGGCGGAATGGCCAAGCTGAAACGCGGCGTAATTGTGCGCGATCCAAAAAACCCCAACGCACCAACTACGCTTGAGTACGGTGAAGATGTGAAGCGCAGGATGCAACGCTTTTTGGGCGGGGCACAGCCGCCTGCGCAGGCACAACCTCAGCGCCCTGCGCCGTCGTTCATTGAGCCCCCAGCACGTGAGATGCCGCCCATGCTGTTTGCAGCAGCGCCCCAGAGCGAAGGCATCCCCTCGCACAGCGAAGCCCCGATCGGTGACGTGCGGATGGGCCAGCACGCGGGGATCGAGGACGATACGCGCTACCGCGCCGCAGAGCAGGTTATGGCTTCTGCACAACAGCCTACACAGATGATGGCTGGTGGAGGGTACATCCCTCGTTACAACGGTGAGTCTGGTTCGGTTGTAGGCGGCGGTATTGACCCACAAGCTGCAGCAGACCGAGCCGCTCTTGCCAGTTTGCTGGAAACCTTGCGTGGCGGCAGTGAATCTGCTGGCCGCGCTATTGCTGACATTGCAACCATGGTGCCCCGCAGCTTGGCCAGCGCGTACGATACCGTGGCAGTTCGCCCAATGCGTGCCGCAGGAATCAATGCCGCATATTTGGCTCCGAAGTTGACACCAGAAGGCGCAAGCACAGGCAGCGCCACGCCTTTTTCGGATGTAAAACTCGCCCGGGATGCCAAACAGGCTTCTGCGCCACCAGACCAAGCGACTATGCGCAAAGTGGCGTCTCCCGCGTTTCAGAATCCCTACAGAACGCCGAGCCCTCGTAACGCGGAAGAAGCCGCTTTGTTGCGGCAATACCCAGTTCCGGCTAAAGCAGACAGCGCAAAAGCGCGTCCAGACCTCGTCCAAAACGAAGGTGCTGCCCCAAGCATGGACATCTCCAAAATGTTCACATCGGCCATGGACAGCATGCAAGAAAGGGAGCACCCGCAGGCAAAAGAAATTGAAGCGCTGGGGAAAGAAAGCGTGAAAGCCGCTGAAGCAGATGTGGCAGGACTGGAGGCCATTCACAAACGCTTTGAGGACATCTTCAAAGGCAGAAAAGAGCGCATGGGGACGCGTGAACAAGAAGTGGGCAAGCTCAAAGAAGAAGCAGGCCGCATGGCACTGATCAACTTTGGTGTGGCCATGGCGCAAACGCCCGGAAAAGGTTTTCGCGGCATATTAGGCGGTTTGACTGCGGGTGCCAAAGCGGGGTCTGCAGAGTACGCCAAAGGCATGGACAAGTTCCGCGCAGCGCAAGAAAAGCTCAATGACGCCAAAGACCGTTTGGAAGACCTTGAAGTCAACCGCGCGGAGCTGAATGCCCGCGAACTGCACAAGGGGCGCATGGCCGTACGCGCAACAATGCTTGGCGCACGGAAAGACATGATCAACGCCAACATGGAGATGTTCAAGCTCAACGAAGCAAAGGGCACGAAAGTGTTTGAAGCTCAGATGCAGATGGGTCTTGAGCAGTTGCGGCAGTCAGGCGCAAATGCACGTGCGGCGATGCCTACGGGAGAAAACCGCACGTTCATGATGCTGGGTGAGGGAAAGACGGACAAAGAGCGCTTCACCTCTGGTTTGACCAAGTACAAAGAACTGATGGGAGACAAGCAAGGCTCACAAATGTTCAAGCTGTTCTTGGAGACAAACAACGACCGCGCCAAAGCTTCACTGCCACCACTCACGTCGGAACAGTTCAGAAAACAGCAGGCAGCGTTCTACGGCGCACCGACAGCGGTTGACGTAGCCAATCCCGCCCGGCCATAATCGACAAACCCCCATCCAGTACGGCGCTGGTGGGGGACTTTCCAGCCGACACAATTTGAGCACACCATGGCAAAAGCACTCCCTCTACCAGACGGCACAACTGTAGCAATTCGTGAGGGGGAGACCCCTGCGCAAACATGGGAGCGTGCTCAGCGCATGTACCCCGAAGCCTTTGGGTTTGAAGAAGAAAAAGAAGCGCGGCCCAAGCAAGACACCTCCGGGTTGAAGGCAGCAGCATCCGCCGGTCTCACCCGCTTGGGCGGCGAGTTCGAACTGCTCATGGGCAAGGCCGGGTTCAAAGACCAAGCCAAAGCGCAGCGCGAATACGAAGCTGCCGAAAAGAAAGCAAGCGAACGCTTCACCCCCACCGAGAAAGGCTGGACTGAAGACTTCGGCCTGAAGTTCCGAGAAACCCTTGGCGGGTCTCTCCCATCCATGGTTGCCCCTGCAGCTGCAGGTCTTGCTGCACTGGCTCTCCCAGTGTCGGCCCCGGTGGCCATAGGCGCGGGCTTGCTGGGCGCTGGCGCTGTGTCGGCAGGGCAGTTCACGGGCTCCAACCTATCCCGTCAAGTGGGCACCGGCAAATCACTGGAAGAGGCCAGCGGCGCAGCCGCCCTTGGCGCTGCCATCCCCCAAGCCCTGATCGACACCGCCGCCATGGCGTTGATACCCGGTGTGGGCAAACTGTTTGGCTCCGTGGGCTCCAAGCTGACAACCGAGCAGGCCAAGGCCATCGCCAGCCAGACGCTGGGCAAGGCCGCTGCAGACTACACCGCCAAGACGGGTCTGGCCATGGGCCGCGAAGGTTTCACCGAAGTCGTGCAGCAGTCGCTTGAGCGTTTGCAGGCAGGCCTGAACATTGCGGACCCCGAAGCCCGTGAAGAGTACATTGAGAGCTTCATTGGCGGTGCGGTGTTGGGCGGCGCTATCGCCCCTGCCGGTCGCTACATTGAGCGCAGCGGAGCCAAGACACAGGCAGCCCGAGCCGAGCGTGACGAGCGCAACGTGGCAGCCAAAGAAGCCGCCGAGCAAGAGCGTGTTGCCGCCGAGAAAGAAGCGGCTGAGCGTCAGACGCCTGAGTACGCGCTGCGAATTGTCAACGAACAGACCGCGCTGGAGCAAGAGAAGGTTGCGTTAGACCAACAGATTCGCAAGATCAGCAAGGACTCTCTTACCGAAGCCGAGGACAAAGCGTTCAACAAAGAGATCAACGCCAAGCTCCAAATTAATGCGGCTGCTCGAAACAAAAATGCCTCAGAAGTTTCCCGCGTAAAGCAGTCCGGCCTGTACCAGCAGGCATTGGAGCGTGCCCGCGTTGCAGGCATGGACCCCTTTGACTACATGGTGGAGCAGTCAAAGACGGTCAGCAACAAACCCGCAAAGGTTGCGGAGCCTGATCTTGAAGGCTACTACGATCCGCAAATCATTGTGCCAAGCGAAGAGCGCCGCAAAGCAGAAGAAGCAGAGCGTGCCCGCGTGGCAGAAGCGGAAGAAGCAGAGCGTGCCCGCGTTGCGGCTGTCCCCGTCGCATACGCTGCTGAGCGTATGGAGCTGGCGCGCACCCAAACGTACGACCCGACCGCGCAAGACTATGCGGACTACTTGCTGCAAGACCCGTACAAAGCGTTGCTGGTGATTGAAACCAAGACACCGCTGCCCGGCCTGTCTGCCAGCGAAAGCCGCCTGATCCTGAACGACGTGGCTAAGAAGATCAAGGCAATGAGCAAAGAAGAGCTGGCAGCACGTCAGACAGAGCTACAAGGCCAACAGGTGAGCGCAGAACCTGTAAACCCCATGGCCGCGTTCATGGAGCAGTCCGATGTGCTGGATGTTGACCGCCGCCAAGGAGTGACCGATTCCGATATTGCTTTTGCTGAGCGCCAAGCGGTGATGCCGACACAAACCGTCACCCAAGGTGAGCTGTTTGGCGGTGCTGCGCAGCGCGTCAACATGCCCCAAACCGGGACTCCGGTGGACATCAACGCTCAGATTGCTGATTTGGAAAAACAGCTGGATGTGGCCAAGAGTTATGGCGCACCTGACTCTGCTACCCGCCCAAGCGATCGTGAAGGCCGACGTGCAAACCGCGAACGCGTGTCTGACCTCATAGAACAGATCAAGGATTTGAAAGCACGTCAGGCCAAGATTGAAGCGGGAGCCCCAATGGGGGGCGACACTGACGCCGTACGTGCGTACATTGCCGCCGGAACTCCCGAGCGTGCCCCCAACCAGACAGTTGAAGATTGGTATGCCAGCCTGCCAGAAAACGCAGGCACCATGTCAGCACTGCCAGAGCAAGAAAAAGCCCGACGCGAAGCAGCGGACGCCCGCACTGCTGCGGCACAAGATGTCATCCTGAATCGCCAACAAGACCGGCGTGAAGCGGTTGTCGGTAACCTGCTCAAAGAAATTCAGTTGGTGCGTGGACGTCTCAAACCTGAGACCATTACGCAGATTGTCAGTGACGTTGATGCCATCCTCAACAAACCTGAAGACTCCGATGCTGCGTTGCAGGCTTTGGATGATCTGAGCGCTCGCTGGCGCGCAGGCACGCAACGTGGCACATACGGCGCTGCGACTCCAACTCCGACACAGACTTCCAAGGACATGTTGCTCGATCAGATGGATCGTGTCTTTGCCCAACGCGAGCGCTATGCCCCGGAAGTTATGCGTTTGTTGGAACAGGTTGCCGAAAACTTTAATGCGTTTGCCGCTAACACTGATCGCCGCAACATGGTGGCGGAATGGTTGCATCGCGTGTCTGTTACTGGGCGTTCCGATTTGGCTCGCGTTGAAGAGATTCGCGGTGCGTTGAGCACACTTGAAAAAGCCGCAACTGACGATAGCAAACAGTTGGAGCTGGGCGCTGAACTCATGCCAGAAGCCGTCGCTCCTCAGTCTGAGACCCGTGTGGTCAAAGGCAAAGTGCAGTACGTCTCTCCCGAAGACGTTGGCCCGCTGCAAGGCTCCGCCGCTGAGCGTTACGCGCCAATTCAAAAGGGCGTCATTTTTGATACGCCTGAAGAGCTTGACCGCTACTTGGCCAGCGACTACTTGAAAGAAGCGCGGGAGAACCAAGGCTTAGCCCGTGAGACGGTGTCCCGTTTAAGCAGACAAGTCACAGAGTACGAGACCAAGATTGCGGACACGCAAAAGCAAATTGACGCGCTGCAAGAACGCAGGTCGGAGCTTCAAACCGTGCAAGTGTCTGAGCGCCGTGCCGCTGACAAAATTATTGCCGACACAGAGGTTCAACTTGCCGATTTGCTTACGCAACTGGCCGACGACCTTGGCTCAATCCGCATGGCGTACGAGCAGGCGGAACTCAATCTGGCTGCGGCCGAAGCACGCTCCGAAGAAACCAGCCGACTGATTGCCAACAACATTGCCAGCTTTGAGTACATGGACAACAAGGTGGTCCGTGCTGCGGAAGCCACTGTTGCCGCAAAAGCGGAACTGCGCAAGGCCCGCAACAAGTTGGGCAGTCTGGAAGAAAAGCGCCCTGCCATTGACGAAGCACAACGCAAAGTGATTGACGCTTTGCAGCGCCAGCGCAACCCACTCTTGTACGAGATGCAGGAGAAGATGCAGGACCTGCAAAAACGACAATCACTGGCGCGGGTCACGCAACCACGCACGGTTGAGCGGCTTCAAAAAGAGATTGATGCGCTGGAAGACTTGATGGACATGCAGCGGGATAACCCGTACGTGCCCTCTTCGGCCATGGTTACGTTTTTGAACAACGACCTGCAGTTGCAAATGGACGCCATGCAAGACCGCCAAAAGATTGGTGCCGCCAAACGCTCTGTCCTCCACTTCAAGAAAAAGCTGGACAAAGCGGCTGCCGATTTGAAGGTGGACATCTCTACGCACCCCGAAGTCAAAGCGCTGCGCGAACAGGTTGGCATTGCCAAAGAACTCGGCACCGCCGGGCTGCGCGGCGTAGAAGGTGAGCTGGCACTGTTGGACTCCGAGATCGAGAAGGCCCAGCTTGCACAACAGGCTACCCAGCGCCAAGCGGACAACATTGAAGACCAGATCATCCGTGCTGGGGAAGAGCGCACCTTTGCCGGGCAGCTTGCCGCTGGTACTCCCGATACCCGCTCAGCGCTTGACCGTGCCGAGGCATTGGCCAAAGACAAGCAAAAGTTGGAAGAGTTTCAAAGCCGCACTAAGCGCCTTGCTGCACTGCCCGGTCAGCGCATCGACTTCAGCAAGCGTCAGGAAATGTTTCAGATGGTCAATGCGGCCACCGAAGACTTTGCTCAACTAGACGCAGACATAGAGGCTTTGCGTGAAGGCGTTGAAGAGCTGCAAGTGCGCGACCATTTCATGCACGAAGAGATGCTGGACCTGCAAGATCAGGCTAAGTCGTTCCGTGGCCCACGCAAGAACAGCAAGGCGGGCAAAGAACATTTTGCCAAGATGGAAGAGCACAAGAAAAAAATGGAGGAGAACAACAAGCGCATCCAGTCTTTGCGCGACTCCATCACGCAGTATGAAAAGACCCGCGCCACCAAGCAGGTGGCCTTGGCCAAAGCTGAACAGGCCATGTCCAGCGACCCCGAGGTTTATCAGGAGATTACAAAAGCCATCGACGCCCGGATGGATAAGCTGGACAAGACCATTGCAGGCAAGCAAGCTGCTGTTGTCAAAGCGGATGCCGCTATTCTGGATATGGCCCGCGACATCAAGGCCAAAGCAGACGCCGGTAAAACAGCGCCAGAGAAGCTGGCCAAGATGCGCGAGCGCCTCAAAGTGCTCAGGGCTTCACAAGCTGACCGCAACAAACACCTGAAAGAGTACCTCAAGGAACGCGATGTACTGAAGGCGCGTCGTTCAAACCGCTTGGGCATTAAACGCACGTTGGCCAACATCGACGCACTGAAAGAAGAGCGTGATACCGCTCAGGCACGCCTGCGCACACAGCGCAGCATCGTCAACAGCAAGGATGCAACAAAAGCAGAAAAAGCTGCCGCTGCCAAGGAAGTGGAAACACTGACGGAATCCGTAGCAGATTTGAACAAGCGCATCGAGGCTCGTCCAAAGAAGGCCACCCTCACTGAGCAAGAGCAGTTTGACGCCGAAGTTGAGCGCGTCAAAGAATTGGGCAAAGTCAACGATCGTTTGGAACAGCTTGAGAACGCCTTGGCTGCCGTAGAGAAGGCTCCTGCGCCTGCAGAGGGCGAGAAGCAGGCCGAGCGTGCAACGAAGTTAGCCAACCTGAAAGCAGCCATCAATTCGCTGCGCAATCAGCAACAAGAAGTTGCCGCCTCGCTGCAACCCAAAACAGTGGGCGCGGTGTCGCAGGCCACCAAGATCGAGTCCAGTGCCCCCGCCAAGCTCCGCGCAGGCACAGCCGAGTCCAAGGCGCAGCCCGGTGTTTCGCGTCGCCCAATTACTGAGTCACGCACGGTTGCGCAGCCCACATCTGAAAAGGCTGTAGCGGACGCCAACGCTTTTGCTCAACGTCTGGCTGACGCAAAAACTCCCGAAACACTGGACGCAGAGTTTGCTGCCAAAGAAGTTGAAACGCAGAACCAGATTATCGAAGCTGTAGAAGACAACATTGCGCGTTTGCAAATTGCAGCCGACAACCTGTCCAATGAGCTGCTGGACTTAAACAGCATCCCTGCAACCAACATGACACCTCAAAGCGCTACACGCAAAGAAAAAGTGCGCGATGACTTGGGTTACGCCGAGCGGATGCTTAACGGAGCCCTGCGCGACCGCGCACGTTTGCTGAAGGTTCAAGAAGAAGCTGAAGTTGCGGCTCCTGCCGATCAGGAAGAAGTGGGTCTGCCAAGCGGTTTCAAATCTTTTTCTGGTCGTGACACGATCGGTAACGACGACTTTGAGTTTGAGTTTTCTCGTGGCGCACCTGCTGATGGCGGGCAAACCGTTGAGGCGCTTGAAAAAGCGTTGGACAAAGTTGTGGGCGATCCCGGTGTTGCAGGCAAGCGCATCAAGATTTTCCAATCCGTCAGCGACTTGTTCAACGATCCCGCGTACAAGTACGACTACGACGGAGCTGACATTCCTGCGGACGCTAAGGCGTTTGTAAACCCGAAGAACGGGCAAGTGTTTATGTTTGCCGACAACATTGGCAAAGGCGAAGCGCTTGGCGTATTACTGCACGAAGTTGGTGTGCACATCGGATTCCGCAACCTGTTCAACAAAACGCAGTACGCACGTCTGGTATCTGCCGTAAAAGGCTGGGCAAACCGCAACGACAACTCGTTGGAGTCAAAGATTGCTAAACGCGCAGTGGCTCGCGTAGAAGCTGCCGAGACAACCGCCGACCAGTACGATGACGAGTTGTTGGCTTACGCCGTGGAAGAAGCAATCAAGGCAGGGGTCAACCCAGATGCTCTGCAAGGCGGCAGCCCGATCCGGAGCTGGCTTAAATCCGTGATGGATGTGTTGCGTAACGCGCTGTCCAAATATGGCATCAATGTGAAGACGCTGACGACTGGCGATCTTGTCAACATGGCGTATGGCGCAGCCCAATTGGAGTTGCGCGGCACATGGCACGGCAGCGATGCCGCGTTTACAGCCTTCAATACCAAGTACGCAGGAGCTGGTGAAGGGGCGTTTGATCTCCGCTTTGAGGCGGAGAAGTCACTGGGCGTGGGGCCATACACCACTCCCAACAAAGAATACGCAGAGTATTACCAACACGCAGTGCCTTTTGGTAAAGCGGCCAACGAATCTGGCTACGGTACGCAAGACTACCAAGACTACCGCGCCTTGGATGAAATGTTTTTGCGCACGCCTAACGACGTTCTTTCCACTGCGTATGTGCAGGGTAAGTTTGAGTCACGTCTGGTAACGGCTTATTTGGAGGGCGTAAGCGCGGGGCAGTCGCTTGACCCTACAAAAAACAAAAACGCACAGGAGATGTTGAACCGCTTGCAAACCGGTGCACGCACTCCTAAAGAAGAGAAAGCCGCAGCCACTTTGTCGTTGCAAAAAATCAAGGCGCTTAAAGACTACCCCTCAAAAGGCAACCTCTACCGTACGTTGGACGACATCCCTCGTTCGCGCATCTATTCCGTAAACTCAAACTTGAAAGTTGGCGAACGTCCCGCGCTCGACGCATTGCTCCAAAAATACGGCGACGACTGGGCAAAACGTACCGCTAAAGAAACAGGCTCGTATCCCGCCAACACGGTGTTTTTTAGCATGCGGGAAAAAGTAGGCATCAAGAAAACCACGGAGCTTCTAAAGGCTGCAGGGATTGATGCCATCGAACAAAACAACGAGCGCGGGAAATTTGTTGAGCGTGCGTACATTGACCAAGCGCCAGAGATTCTTGGTATAAATCTTAAGCCTGTCGGTCCGGCCGCAGGCAAAGGCCGTCCCGGTGCCGGAACCTTGCTGTTCTCTCGCGGTGCCCCCGCCGACGCACTGGAGTCGCTGTCGAAGAAAATCATTGCACAGCCCAAGACGCTCAAGGAAAAGCTTGGCAGCAACCTTGCGCTGCAGCTTGAAATGCAGGGCGTGGATATGCGTGCGGGCCTGCGCGACACACTCAAGTTTGGTGACGACACTTTGTTCACTCAGGCCATGTACCACGTGCGCAAAGCTGAGCAGAAGATGGCGCAGATGTTCACCGTGATGAACAGCGGCCCGCTGGTGGCGTACAAAGACTCCAAGGGGCTGACTGGCTACCGCAGCTCAAACCAGAACAGCGCCCGGGAAGTGTTTGATGCTATTTCCGACATCCCTGTGGACAACCCGCAGCTGAAAACCGATCTTGCGCAAACGTATTTGGTTGCAGTTCGTGCCAACAACAAGGGTTTGCCCAAGCTGGACTTGGGGGCGATGGAGCTGAAGCAAGCAGACTTGGACGCTGCCTTGGCCGCAGCCGAAGCCAACCCTGCCTTGAAATCTGCGCTGGAGAACGTGCGCCGCAAGTACAGCGCGTACAACAAAGGCATGATTGAGTTTCTTGCCAGCACGCAACGTATTACCAAAAAAGAAGCGGCGGACTTGCTCAAGGAAGGCGACTACGTGCCTTTCTACCGCGTGGACAAAAACGGCAAAGCCGACTTGGTGTTCAACAACAACGTCAAGTTCAACGTGGGCGACATTCGCCGTCAGCCATACCTTGCAGAACTCAAGGGCGGCGACACAAAACTGTTGCCGCTAAACGAAGCCATCCAGCGCAACACGCTGCTGTTAACAGACATGGCGCTGACCAACAACGCTGCCAAGAGCGTGGCGTACGGCCTGCAGGCGCTGGGCAAAGGCAAAGGCCCTGTCGACCCAAAGACAGGCAAACCCTCGAACGTAATGGCCATCAAGAAGGGGTTTGGCCCTGACGATGCCAAAGTCATCCGGTTCTACCAAGAGCCAGACCCAAGTGACCCAAAAGACGACGGCAAGCGCCACATCATCGTGGACACCGAGGGCACGCTTGCCGAGGGCATCCCCGCCGAACTGGTTGTGCAGAGTCTGGAAGGCGCGAGCCTTGCGTTGCCCGGCTTCTTTAAATTGGGCGGTATTGCTGCCGACTGGTTGCGTGCTGGCGTAACCCGCACACCCTTGTACATTGCCCGCAAGCTGCTGCGCGAACCCATGGCCGCTTCGTTTACCGGCGGCTTGGAGTCGAACGCGTTCTCCTCTGTCTTCAAGGCGGGCGCTGAGTTCTTGCGCATGAGCGCTGGCAGCAGTGACGCGCAGGCCAAGCTGGTTGAGAAGGGTTTGATCCAGTCCAACATCTTCGCAGGCGACATGTCGGACATGAAGAAGATGGCGCTCCAGCTTGCCAGCGGCAAAGACCAGAGCGCATGGGAAAAAGTGTTTGCTGCAGCCGACCGCTACGCCATGCGGGCTGACGCCGCCACACTGGCGCTGGTGCTCAAGAACGCTGAAGCCAGCGGGTTGTCCGAAGTCGAGGCTGACATGGCCACGATGGAGTCGATGAACTTCTACAAGCGGGGGCTGTCTCCCACCTTGCAGTACGCCAGCCGCCTGATCCCGTTCTTCAACGCACAGATTCAGGGCCTGAACGTGTTGGTCAAAGCCGCACGCGGCAACATGCCGTTTGAAGAGCAGCAAGAGATCAAGCGCAAGTTCCTCAACAACGCGCTTCTGTTGACTTTTACTGGTGTGGCATACGCCATGGCCATGGAAGACGACGAGACCTTCCGCAACGCACGCCCACGGGACAAGTACTCCAACTTCTTCATGCCAATCCCCGGCGTGGACGAGCCACTGAAGCTGCCGATCCCGTTTGAAGCAGGCTACTTCTTCTCGCTGGCTGTGGCGGCTGTGGACAGCATGCGTGCCGAGACCGACGGCAAGGCGCAGTGGCAAGCCATCCGCGATCTGTTTTTGGGTTCTATCCCCGGCTACTCGTCCGCGTTCGTGCCGCAGATTGTCAAGCCTGCGTTTGAGGTGTGGTCCAACAAAAACTTCTTGACCGGTGGCGCAGTCGAGTCCTTGCGTTTGCAGGGCCTCGACACAGAAGAGCGCTACCTTGCCACCACCACAGAGCTGGCCAAGCAGATGAGCAAGGCTGTGCCGCTCCTGTCGCCCATCCAGATCGAGCACATTGTGCGCGGTTACTTTGGCGTGATGCCTCTGGCTGCCGTGGCCGCTGCCAACAACTTGTTTGCGCGTGAAGACAAGGGCGAGAAGCCTGCAGGCCGTGCGTCGGACCTGCCGCTTGTGGGCACAGCTTTCCAGAAGAAATACGGCGGCGCAGATGCCGACGTGGTGTTCCGCGAAGTCGATGAAATCCTGCAAACTCGCAACACCTTCAACGACATACTCAAGAGCGGTCGTAGGGAAGAAGCGGTTGAGTACCGCGACAAGCACCGCGTCGAGCTGGCCATGGCCCCCGCCGCCGGGCAGTACCGTCAAGTGATCGGCCGCATCAACGAAGACGTTCGCCGCACACAGGGGCGCAACGACCTGACGCCAGAAGAGAAGCGCTTGCGCTTGGACGAGCTGGACAAGGCCAGACAGGGCCGGGCGGAGGCGTTTATCAAGATGCAGCGGGCAATTGAGGCGCGGCAAGGCGCGGACTAAGGCTGCTTGGGAGGGCGGTAAAACCAAACCCCAAGCATCCCGTCCTTGATGACGGCCACGGTCTTGATACGGAGGCGCTGAGCTACCGCTGAGCGCAACCCGAGTTCTCGGGCTTTCTCCGTATCAATGGCCGGTACGAAGAAGCCCTCACCCGGCTTCAGGGTCGTCCACGGATAGTTTGTCTTCATCGACGCTGTCCGCTGGGCGGCTCACGTGCATTACGTTGACGCGCATGGTCGGGCCATTGGTCCGGGCCAGCATGTCTTTCTTGGTGTACGTCACCTTGAACTGTGCCTCAAGCTGCTTCTTGAAGTCCGTGTAGCCGAAGCTCATGGACACGCAATGCTGCTTGAGCAGTTGTTCCTCAATGAAGTACTCAACGTACCCGGGCTGCAGCGTGGCATGCTCAATACGCCCCAGCACCTTGCTGCGCGTGATCGAGGTGTCTCGGGTGTCCCGGCCATCGCCCCACGTGGCCAGCAAGCTCTTGCCCTCCATCTTGCGGATGACAATGAAGCTGCCGTAGTTGTCTCGGGTATACGCGTTGAGCACGTCTTCCGCCGTGCGCACGTTGCGCCGCAAAACGCCCCGGGCCTTCTTGACCATGTCGTACAGCGCCTCTGTGACGCCCTCGATGGGCACGGCCAGAATGTTGGCGTACTTGGGACCCATCAACACAGCTGCCGTGATGATGGAGGTGCACCCGGTGTGCCAGTACCGCTCGTCATCGTCGAACTCCATACGCGCCTTGAGCTTCGCATGCACACGTTGCCACATCTCAGCGCACTCTGTCTGGTGCGTCACCATCCAGCGGACCCAAGCCTCACCCGCAACGCCGTAGTTGGTCTTGATGTTCTTGAGCACGCCGCGCTCGTCGTCCGAGAACACCAACGCTTTGTTGGGCGTCCACTCCAGCATGCGCAGTAGCTCGCCGTTGGAGCTGTGCTTACGGGCTCCTGACATGTAGTCGGTCAGGTGGGTGTTGGAGGTCATGGTGCACGAGAGCTTCCACGTGCTGTTGTTGATCCGCTCCTTGTTGGCCCCGGACTCCATGCGCTCCTTGCCTTTGCCCTCAGTCACGTCAAAAATGAACCCGGGGGCCCACTCCAGATCAGCGCGTTGCTTGCCGGTGATTTCGTCGATCAGCAGGGGCATGCTGTTGAGCAGGCCAGCGCGTTGTTGCAGTGCCACGGGGGAGGTGCCCTTGCTGGTGCGGTAGTGGATTGGGTGCCCCCAGACGCCCGCCTTGGCGCTCAGCGTGAGTGACTTACCCGTTCCTGACTCGGTGGAGCCGATGTGCCACACGAAGCCCTCGTACTCCGAGAAGTGCAGCAGCGGGCAGCCGAAGCTGTCCAAGCACATGGCCAGCATGGTGTGCATCTTGCGCCGCGCCAGCAGCGCCCAGAACTCGCGCCAGCCATCCATGGTCCCAGCGCTGCCCGTGTTGCTGTTGATGTTCTCCAGCCCGGGCATGGGGACGGTCAGCTCACGGCCATCCTTGGTGAACACCCTGTAGTTGTAGACGAACGAGCCGTCCTTTTGCCAGCCCGCTTGCTGCGGCACGTCCACCGCTCGCTTGGACAGAGACGCTTCTTCAACGCAGGCCCTGACGTAGTCGAACAGGTTGGCGTCATTACCTTTGCCAAAGCTGGCGATGACGTTCTGGCTTGCCAGAAACTTCACGGTCTCGTCCTTGGACACCACACACTTGCTGGGCAGCATGATGTTCTTGGCCCCGTCCGGGCGCAACGCGATCAGGTGCACCACGTAGTCGGCCTCTTGGCGCAGCATATCAACCACAAACAAGTCGTACGCAAGTATCTGCACCTGTTTCTTGGACTTGGTGCCATCGTCGTTGTCCACCATGCGATCGCAGTACACGCCGCCGTTGGTGCCGTACGAGAACCCGCGCGGGGGCTTGGGCCGTCTGACAATTTGATGGGGGGTTTCGCCGCCCACTTCGCTGGCCACTTCGGTCAGGTCGAACATGGCGTCCACGTCTTCCTGCATGCTGTCGTGGTGCGGCGGCGCAAGCGGGATGTCTTTCTCGGTGTTGTCGGTCTTGAGTTCACGCCCGAGCGCCAGCGGGTTGGTGATCTTGCCGAAGTGTGGGCAGCTGTTGCACAGCCCCGGGTTCTCGCCGTCCATCTTCGTGCAGGGGTACGGCCCTTTGATCTCGGCCAGCTTCTGGCGCATGCGCTCGGCGGGGTAGGGGTGCAGGTCGCTCAACCACTTGGACCAGTCTTCGCCGTCCTCACAAACTTTGGTCCACGAAAGCAGCCCGCGCCATATTGGCTCAAGGCCGTCTTCCTTGGGGTTGGCAATGTAGTTGGCCAACTGCGCGCAGCCAACGCCAGCCTCGGTGCGGGCGTGGATGTTTTCAAACAGCGTCACGCTGTTCTGCATGAGCTTGACTTGCGCTGCGTTGGGCTCACGCTTGAGTCGACGTCCGGGAATGGCCTCGAACTTTGGCGCTTGCATTTCGGGCACCAGAACGGCATTGATGAGTGTTCCCATTGCCTCCAGCGAAAAAATGCCTCCCGTGCTCATGAGCTTCACAGGGCGGGGCGTGTCGTACTTCTTCTTGAAATTGGTGGTGCCCGGCACGCGCAGCACGCGGGCTGAGTCGGCTGTCACCGTCATGTCGATGCGCAGGTCTTCCTGCTTGCACAGCCGCTTGAAGTTCTCAGCAACAGGTTTCCAAGAGGTGATGTCGACCTCTTTGTCCAGCGGCCAGTAGCAGTGCAGCCCACCGCCCGAACCCACTACCCACGGGGTGCCCAGCGCGGCCAAGCCGGTCTTGTCCAGAAACGCGCTGAGCGCCAATGCTGCGGCCTTCTTGGACGCGTACCCGTCCATGTCAACAAACAAGGCCTTCACGAATTGCGCGTTGTCTGCCAAGCGTGAGCCGGTCTTCTCAAACGTGGCCAGCGCGAAGTAGACGTCCTTGTTTGCGCCGTGCCACTTGTTTATGGCGGGGTCCAGCCCCTCGATGTCTTCTGCATACTTGTGCTCCTTCTTTGTTGTGCTCAATTCGGCCGCGCAATAGTACCCGTGGCCCGGGGACGGCAGAACAGCCGCTAAGAAATCCAGCGGTGTCATAAAAATCCTTGGGTTGGGTTACTTGCCGTCGTCCAGCAACGCCTCGAAGCGCTTGCAGATTTCCTCTGCCCACTCTGGGGACAGCTTGTCGTAACCGGTCAGGTGCGCGTAGTCCAGAAGCTCTTGGTCGGTCAGCTGTTGTGGTCGAATGCCTTGCATGCTTTACTCCATGCCTCCTCGGCCGTGCCGGAAGACTGCAAAATTTGAACGAGAGACGTCACCGTTGGTCGGTACGCCACGAAGACTTCGCCGCCGCTGAACCAGTTGTAGATCGTCTGACGAGACACGCCGGTCAGCTCAGAAATCTTGGTCACGGGGAAGTTGAGATACACGGCCCAGCGCCCAAGCTGGTTGCCCAGCGTCTTGGGGGCGCTCTGAACCGCGTCAATCACTTGTTGGGAATATGCCATGGTGTTTAGGTGGGGGTACTCGCTGCGTCTGGCCGTGGACCGTATGAGATCGTTGCACCAGCATCCGCTTTCCCCCCGATTTAATTACTCGTCGTCCCAGTCATCGACCATGGAAGCCAAGTTGGACTTGGCTGCTGGCACAGCGCTCGGCTTCTTCTCTTCCGTGCGCACGACTGGCTCTTCTGGTTCTTCGGCAACCGGCTCCGCCTTGGGCTTGGCTTTCGCTTTGGCCTTGGGTGGTGGAGCTGGGGCTTCGTCTGCATCTGCTGCGGGCGCTGCCTCGGCCTTGGCCTTGCTTGCTGCAGGGCGCTCACCGCCAATGCTTGGATCGGCAGGCTTGGACACGTTGTCCATCTTGGCCACGCTCATGGTGATCGCCTTGATGGCGTCGTCGGAAGCGCCTTGCTCCTTGATGTTCGGATACTCGTCGTCGGTCAACCAGCGCATGGCCTTGAAGAACAGCTTGGGCGACTCGGACGCTGTGTCGAACTTCATGCGCGTCACAACTTCGGACGGGTCAATGTTCTGTGCGGCCAAGTAGCGAGCGTACGCTTGCAGTGGGCGGTTGTCGCCAGTCTCTTTGCCGAAGATCGAAGTCGCAGGCAGCGCCAGTTGCAGCACATCACCTTCTTGGTCATTGGCCAGCACGACAGCCAGACGCTGTTGGTAGCGGCATGCACGGCTTTGGCCTTGGCCAGAACCAGCAATGTTCTGTGGGCACTCGGAGCAGGTCGAGGCTTGCTTGTTCTCGCTGTCAGGGCTTGGCTTCTCGCCGTCAGCCGACCAGCAGTCTGGAGGTGCTGGGTTCTCAGCATCGTACTTGGCCATGTAGAACACGCGAGACACCTTGGGCGCAGCGTTGACGACCACCACGTCGAGATAGCGCTCGTCGATGGCAGCAACTTCTTTGCCGTTGTTTATCAAGCGAAACACGCCGCCTTTGATGGAGATGCGAGGGCCACCACCGCCACCACCCGCAAGGGCTTTGGCCATGGCCGACAGTTCACCACGCGCTTTGGCAAAAGCGGGGACTTGGGAAGGGTTGAAGAGCGTTACGTTACTCACTTTGATTCTCCTGTTGAAATTTACTTTGTGGGCTTGCGCACACTGATTGCGTACTCGGTCATCGAGTTGAGACCGGGCGGGACAACACCGGGGTTCTCTTCCAAGAACGTGCCCATGTTGGTCTGCGCAATGCGCTTCTCCAACAAGTCGATGGCGTCGTGCTCTTTGATGAACTCTTTGAACGAGTCCCAGTCTTGTGTGTTGTAGCGTGTCTTGGTGGACAACACCACAGTGCCGTTCTCGGTGCGCACGGAGCTGACACCCATCACGAGCATCTGATCCTTGAGCGCCGTCTTCACAGCGTCTTGTTGGCGTTTGATTTCTTCGACTGCCGCGTCGTATTCAGTGGTCAGTTCCTGAATCTTGGCAGCCATCTTGCGGTACACCTTGGCCAGTCTGTCCATGGGGACAGCGGCCAATGCTTCGGCTTCAGCTCGGCGCTCGGCCGTGGTGCTTGCGGTGGGTGCTTCGTCGTCTATTTCAGTCATTTGCTTCTCCTAAAAGCGGTGGGGGGTTTGTCTAAGATTTGACATCATACATGTGTTTTTTTCGCATGCAACTCCTTTCTTCAAGAATTTTTTACTTCGCTGTCGAACAAGCCAACCAGCAACGTGTTGTCAGAAACCTTGGTTTTCATGGCCCCAAAAAGTTTCTTCTCGATGGGGCTCGACTCGATGTGCACCACGGTGACTTTGTCGGAGTCCTGCCCCTTGCGGTCGGCTCGGGCGATGCACTGGATGTATTGCTCCACGCTCATGAGCGGGCCAAAGAACACCACCGTGTCAGCTGCCGTTAAGGTAATGCCGTGGGCAGTGGCCGCAGGCTGCATGACCAGCACTTGGATGGTGGGCGTGTTCTGGAAGTCGTGGATGATGCGCCCACGTTTGGACGCGTTCACGTCGCCGTGGATTTGCTCGACGCCGTAACCCTTCTTGGTCAGGTGGCGCACGATGGTGTCGATGCTGCTGCGAAACAGCGCGAAGATGATGACCTTGCGGTCCGTCTCCTCCAGCACCTCCTCCAGCACGCTCAAGCGCGGGCCTGCGTCGAACTCCACAACTTCTTTGTCGTCGGTATATGCCGCGCCGCACGAAATCTGCAACAGCTTGTTGACGGCCACACCCGCATTGACGGCGCTGATCGTCTCACCCGCTGCGCGCACCATGAGCTGCTCCTTGAGCATCTTGTAATACTTGTTCTGCTGCGGGGTCATCGGCACTTCACGCGTCACGGTCAACACCGGGGGCAAGTCAAGGCACTGCGCTTTTGTGAAACGTATTGCTGGCTGCAAGGCGCTGAACACTGTGTCGCGTGCATCGGGCTTGGCTGCCCACTTGAACATGGTCAGCTTGTTCATCACCTTGTCGCGCCACGCCGTGAAGAACTTGGGCACGCCACCGGGGTTCACCAGCTTGGCCAAGCCGTACGCATCCACGGGTGACTGCGAGGCCGGTGTGCCCGTCATCATCCACAGGTACGTCTCGGGCTTGAGGATCGAGTTCAGCGCCTTCCAGCGCCGCGTGCCCGGGTTCTTGTACGCGTTGGCTTCGTCTACGATGACCAGATCGAAGCGACCATCTGCATTGATCTCGTTGGCGATCAGGTTCAGGCCGTCATAGTTGGCAATGACGATCTCGTAGTTCTTCTGGATCATCTCAATGCGGCGCGATGCCTGCGCATGGTGGGCCACCACAGCGGAGCGGTGGATGATGCTGCTGTTGATGTCACCCATCCACGCGCTGTGCATGATCGACAGGGGGCACAGGATCAACACACGCCGCACGTCACCGCGCTTCATGAGGTAGTCCGCTGCCCACAGTGCGCTCAGCGTCTTGCCGGTGCCGGGATCGTTGAAACAGAATGCGCGGCGGTACAGCGTGAGGAAGCTGGCTGTGTCGACTTGGTGATCCATCGGCTTGTATCGGCCGGGCCATGCGTACTTGCGTGTGATGGGGGATGGTGCGTTTTTCACGCCGAGGTTGCGCAGCACGCGCATCTCGTCCAGTCCCCAGTACACGGCCACTTCATATGTGCCGTCGTGCTCAGAGAGCACTTTGTGTTTTGGGATGACGCTGTACTTGTGTGGGTTGCGTGTGCGCACCACCAGCGCCTTGTTGTCAATGATCTGCATTACGCGTCTTCTTTCAAACGATACCAGCCTTCAAACATCTCAAACATGTTGGCTTTGTTCAAACGGTCAAAAGCGTCCGTGTAGAAGTCTTTGCCGGGTTCTGGTCGAGGACGGTCTGCGTCGTACCACGCATCCCCGTGCTTGATCCGCCACAACGTGACAAGTTGCGCCAGCGGGACGTTAAACGCCTCAATCTCGTTGGGGTTGAACCTTGGCCGTTTTTGTTTCATGCCCCCCAGTCCTTGTTGCGTTGCGTATTGCTCCTCGTAGTCCGCCTGCGATCCGGGGTAGGCCCCGCCAAATACACTGTTCATCAAACTCATGTTGCACTCCTATGCTGGTTTTCTACAAACGAACCGCGCCCGGTTCGTCAGGTAATGTGTTTCAAGTTTGCCCATAGCTTTGAGCCGCTTGTAGGTGAGTCCGTAGAACTCCTCGGCAAGCACGTCTTTGACGTCTACCCATTCGTTTCCATAACGTGCTACCCAGAGATTGAGTAGCGTCTCTATCGGTGTGCTGAACGGCAGGCTTTCAAGGTCTTCCATACTTACCTCCACGTCGTTTGAAATGACGCCGTCAGGCGCACGGAAAGTTCCTGTTGCGTTAGAAGGGCTGGAGAAGCCGAAGGCAGTGTTCGTAGCGCCGCTTGTAAGAACTTGTCCGGCAGAACCCAAACTGGGCGAAGTGTAGATACTGGGCATCACTTTACTGGGCATCACTTGATCGAGTGGTCGCTATTGCGATCAAACGTCCGGTTCTGGCTCTTGGGTATTGCCTTGAGGTTCTTGCGCGTCGTGGTGCCGCCTTTGGACAGGGGCTTCTTGTGGTGCACGTCTTTGCCGTCACCCTTTTCCACAACGCCTTCTTTCATGAGCATGCGCCGGGCCTTGTTGCTTTCAGCACGCGACTTCTTGGCTTTCGTGGTCTGCGCGTATGGTGGGTATGTGTCGCGGTCTTTGGGGTTCTTGTAGGGCATTTCAGGCTCCTTAGTGTTTGGGGTTGAATTCGCAGCCAGTGACTTGGCACCAGCCGCATAACGGGGTTTGGTTTGGGTTCCACACGTCGTTGGCAAAAGACGCTTCGAGCCGCGCCGTGCGCTCACGGTAGCGCCACCACGCCGCAGCCTTCTGATCACGCGTCATCTGCAACTTGACCATACTGTTTTTCACGATGAAGAGCAAGGCCGAGTTGACTTTGCGGATGTGCGGGAAGTACTCGAACACCATGCAGGACATGAGCACGAGCTGGTCACGGTCAGGGTACTTGTTGTTGCCCGTCTTGTAGTCGCCCACCCACGCCGTCAGGTTGTCGTCGTCAACGATCAGGATGTCAGCAATGCCGCGCACCCACACGTCTTTGGACTTCCACTCAGTGGGCTTCAAGTCCACGGTCAGCGCCATCTCGAACTCAGCCAGCTTGCGCCCGGGCTTCTTGATAAGCGCATCGGCCACGTCCTTGAACTGCTCGTGCTCAGGTGGGATCGGCTTGCCGTCCCGGACATACAGCTCAAGCGACTCGTGCACTTGGTTGCCGTAGCGCGTGGCCTCGGTCTCTTGGAAAGGGTATTTCTTCAAGACCTTGACCTCGTGGTAGCGCCGTGCGCAGCCCTCAAAGTCTTTGAGGGACGAGTGTGACCAAGCTGGTTTTTTCATATCTGTCTTTGTTCCGTAAAAAATAGTTGAACGCGTCTTCAAAGCTGTCCGCTATCACAGGAATTGGGTAGCGGTCTCGGACTGTGGCTGGCGGGTTTGCGTACAACCAGCCCCGCTTTGTGTGCTCAGAGTCAAAGGCCGGGTGTGTGACTGTCCAGCCCAACAGCTCCATGACGTCGACCTTGGTCTGCTCCTCAGAACTTTGCGGAACGTATCGCATCGTTGAGCCTCTTGGAAAACGCAGTGACAAACTGTTCGTTAGATTCGAGCTTGCTGCCCATGTCGTGCAAGATGGCGTGCGTCACCTCGTGCCAGAAAGTCTCGCTGCGCTGGCGCTCGGAACGTGCGGTGCTGCGGCCCCCCGTGCGTATCTTGAACGCAACACGGATGGTTTGTCCGTATGTCACGCTGCCTGCGCGGTCGGGGGGTATCAGCATGTACGGCTGCACCACTGGGTAACGCGTTTCTCCAACGCGGATTGATTTTGGTAGTTGCATAGTTGCTCTCCTTGGTCAGTTTTTGGCCAACCCATATCGACGGTGTGCGCCACCGTCAGCGGCCAGAGGAATCCCCGGCAAATACTTTGGCTCCATAGTCATTTGCGCCAAGACCCAAGTCTTAGCGAAATCAACTTCATCGTCCGGCACCACAGCAATCAGCTCGTCGTGCACGGTGCCCTTCACAGGGTACTTCTTGTCGACGCGCAGCATGCCATCAGTCATCACAATGCGGGCTACGCCCTGCACAATGTTGTTCGTTATCTTACCAGCATACAGCTTCGTTGCGTCATCGCCGTACACCCACTGCAAGCCGCCTTCCTTCTCGTTGCCGTCCTCGTCCTTGACCTTCTCCCTGACTTGTCTCAGGTTGGGGTACAGCAGGCTCATGCCGTTGGGCAAAACGATTTCTTCTTTGCGGAAGATGACGCATTTATACGTGAACTCGTTGCCGCCGTAAAGTGAGCGCTCGATCAACGACCCGCACATATCCCAGAACGCCACCACAGGCCACGCCGTGGCGCGGTACTTGTCGATGATCATCTTGGCCGCTATGCAGTGCACCAGCAGTTCGTCGTCTGTGCAGGTGCGCGGAATCTCCATCATCTTCTTGACGTTGTCGTCCCACTCAAGAAACTTCTGTATGTACGTCGTGGTAACGCCGAGCTTCTTTGCAAAGTCTTTGTTGTAGCGTTGAGGCGGCGCACCGAGGAAACCCACGAGTAGCTGGGCGGCAAATGAAGCCCAGCCCAGTCCGTAACCACAGCCCAGAAGCGCGGACTTTGCCGACTGGCGGAGATCAGGGTGTGACTCTTTTGTAAGGCCCGGTATGTTGAACATCTGAGCGCCGAACGCCGCGTAAGGATCACCGCCCTGCCGGAAGATGAGTAGCATGTCCTCGTAATCAGCCAGCCACGCAAGAACTCGCGGTTCAATCTGTGACAGATCACCGACGACCAGTTGGTGCGCTTCGGGAGCCATAATAGCTTTGCGCAAGAACGATCCTCGCTTGAGGTTCTGCATGTTGATGGCGCTGCCTTTGCTGGCCGTCCAGCGCCCGGACTTGGCACCGTAGTACGAGAGCGGAACAGGTAGTCTTCCGCGCTTCGAGATGTCCAGAAACCGCTGCGCCCGCGTACGCTCAGTGGTCGATTTAACTTTGAGGCGAGCCTCACACAAAGCGGCAACGTCTTCGTTGTCCCCGTTGAGCATCGCTTGAAAAAGCGCGTCATTCTTTGCAAGAGCAAGCGTCTGTTTGCCAGTCGTCTTGCTCTTCTTGTAGGGCGGGGGCATGCCGAGTCCGCGCAGGACTTCAGCGAACTGTTTGTTTGACGCAAGTGAAGATTCGTCAACACCGATCTTTTGTAGGAGTGCTTCACGTTTTTCCTTTTCATCGTACAACGCGTCAGTGAGCATGCTCTGGTCCAGCTCCAGCACCGGGCGCGTGTACATCTTGAGCGTCATGTCGATCAGGCGCAGCTCCTTGGTGGGGTACAGCCCGTTGGACATCCCCGTCGCAGGGTCAAGGCGCATCATCAGCTTGCTGAACACCTGCTCGCACAAATACACATCATGCGCACAGTACGCGGCCAGCTCCTGCTCAGTCTTCGGGTCCAGCTCTTCCATGCCGTTGGTGCTGTGCACCGCTTTGCCTTTGTCGGGCAGGCCGAAGTCACTGGCCAGCTTCTGCAACGAGTTGCCTACTTCGACCCCGCGCAAGGCCCGAGCCATAGAGAGGCTGTCAAAGATAAAACACGGGCGTGCGCCGTAGACCCACTCCATGATCGAGACATCGAACTGCGCGTTGTGTGCGAGCACGGCTGTGCGGCTCCAGTCGATGCTGTTGAAGTAGTCTTGCAAGTCG